AACATCTACTGGTAATCGTCAAGAGTTCCGTTGCTACTTAATGAAGTCAGGAACAATTCTTGAAGGTCAGCAATCTGAGTTAAGTATTGAAGCAGAAAGAAACATCTTATCTAAGCAAGATGTTATGTCTGTTGACTACCATAGTGCTTATCACGTTATGGGAACTAAGTGGACTTCTGCATCAGACAACCCAACTAATGCTGCACTTCGTACAGGTTCTAACTATGGTGTTACTTATGACATCGACCAAATTCCTATGGTTGAAATCTTTGTAAACACACCATTATCCAATGGTTTAAAATCTTAATTTGTATTAAGATTAATTTGTGGTCATCAAACCTCACCGAATATTGGTGGGGTTTTTTCTTTACGCTACAATAAAA